GTCTGGAGGCTGTATGTTCCTTCACTAACGCGCTGGATAGTCTCAAACCACTTTTCATTTTCTCCATTTGGTTTCAAACGGGAATATGTTCTCATGTATACGAGTTCTCCAAGACCATTGAATCCAAAAGGAGGGGTAGCATTTGCGTACTTTGCGAGGAAATTGGAATCAAGTTGCATCTGCATGGTTACAATATAATAGTTTTATTTCTCTAATACTTGTATATGAAGAAGGTGATTCTCCTAAAAAGTCCAAAGAAAGAAAAAAAGTTTCGTGTTGTATTCAGCGATGGTAAACATATCGACTTTGGTCAAGTTGGGTACTCTGATTATACTATACATAAAGACCCAAAGAGAATGAGGCGGTACTTGGTGAGGCATTCTCATCGCGAACAGTGGGGACTCAAAGGAGTTCATACAGCGGGATTTTGGTCTCGGTGGCTCTTATGGTCTAAGCCTTCTTTAGCAGAAGCAAAAGTACTTGTACAAAAAAGGTTCAACTTAAAGATTATACAGTAAATGATAGTAATAATGTTTCCAAGTCATACAGTTAAAGTAAACAAATATCTTGTCGATGTTATTTCAGATGACTTATATATTAGAAATACTCTGTCTCATGGATATGAATGGGATGGCTGGATGAGACAAGATTTACCACAGTTATATAAACCAGGGACTGATATAATTGATATAGGAGGTAATATAGGTTACAACTCATTAATGTTTTCAGATTATGGACCGGTTCATACATTTGAACCTTTATTTCATTCTATAATAAATAAAAATGTTTCTCAAAATAATCTGAGTAACCCGGTAAAAGTATATCCACTTGCACTGTCAAATACTATATCAACTGTTGAACTATATAAACCACGTTCACAAGATTTTGGTTTAACAAATTATGGAGGTTGGTCAATGCATCCAAGTGAACAACATTTAACAGAATGTATATCTGCAACAACTGATAGACTTGATGATGTATATCAGGGAGTTCCAAGTATTATAAAAATAGATGTTGAAGGACACGAGTATCAAGTTTTATTAGGAGCTGAAAAAACTATAAGAACATATAAACCTTCAATGTATATTGAAATTTTTGATTTTGAAACATCTCCTATTATTCCATTTCTTAAAGAAATTGGATACAAAGTAATATCAAAACCCGAAGCTAATTATCTATTTATACACGAATAAAGACTGTACACTTTGTAGATATAAATGTTTACTGAACCTGATTGGAAAAATAAAAAGTCTACTGGAACTGTTTCTATTGGAGTTGATACAGTAATACGTGAAAATGTAATAATAAATCACCCGGGTAAAACTGATAGTTGTATAGGTTCAAACTGTTATATAATGAATACGTGTTTTATAGGACATGACTGTGTTATAGGAGACGGTGTAACCGTGTGTCCTCATGCATGTATAGCGGGTCATGTACACATTGGAGATTATACAACAATTGGAATGAATGCAAGTATACACCAAGGTTCAAATATAGGAAAATGTTGTATGATTGGTGCCGGATCATTTTTCAAAGGTGTATCACCGGATGGTTTAACATGGGGTGGGGTTCCTGCAAAACCAATCAAGGTTAATATAGTTGGAATAGAACGATCTAATCTATCAGATTTAGAAAAAGAACAAATGATTTTAAAAGCAATCGATTCGTTCAAGTATTTTAGCGATATCCAAACAAAAAACTGGATTTCCTCTACCTGTAAGAAAGCATTTGATGTTATTCTCTATTGCATCAGATGGTTCAACTTGACCAATGTTTTCAATATAAAATTCAGATTGTGAGTTCCAACGAATAGAATCTTTAGAGTACAAACTAATTGTTCGTATTTTATTTTTTGAATTGTTACTTACTTCTATATTAAATGTACAACCTTGTTTACTTTTACCACATAAAACAACTGATTTGTTTGAACTATATACAAGTTGAATAGTATCAATAGTATCTTTATTTTTGAATAAAAAGTATGTAACTATTGATATAGGATGAACTGCGAGATCCATGACTATGTTTACATCACCTGGAATATGCGTACCATCATTTAACCATTTAAGTTCCAGATGTTGAATTGAATTGTTATAAATATATTCACCCATGGAAAGAATGGCAGAATGTTTTAACCAAGTAAAATCACAATATAAAAAAACACCATCAGGTACTCTTGCAAATACATCAAGAGTCTCTAAAAGTGTTGCACATATAGGTTTTTCAACCCATATATCCTTGACACCTTTTTCAAAAAGTTCACAGAGTATTTTGTAATGTGTCGAAGCCGGTGATGTCACAAACCACTTTCCATCTGTAAAAGGAACTTCATCAACTGTTTTATAATCAGATGATTCTGAAAAAGGGTCAACAATAGTAATCTTTTCATTTTTTAATTTGGAATGAATTATTTTACCAAAGTAACCAAGTCCAACTATTATAAATTTCATTATTAAAGATACTATCACCCTACCCTTTAATAATGAAGATTCCATATAATGATATGTATCGTATTCATAAAGACTTGAAAGTGGCATTTCACGATTCTCTTGATATAGTTATTGACGAATCGGCATTCGTAGATGATCGCAAGGGATTTGGTGCAAAATTTGCAGAGTACACCAAGTCTAAATATTGTGTAACATGTGCAAATGGAACTGATGCTCTTTATTTGGCTATAAAATCTCTTGAACTTTATAAAGGTTCGCGCATTGCCGTTCCAGCTGTGAGTTATGCAGCAACTGCAATGGCTGTTATTCAAGCTGGTCATATTCCTATCTTTATAGACGTCGATCACGAAACTGGTTTAATGGATATATCAAAGTTGGAAAAGGAGACAAAGTTGGACTGTATCATACCTGTTCACTTATATGGACAGTGTTGTGATGTGTATAGAATTTTAAAACTTGGTGTACCAGTTATCGAAGACTGTGCACAAGCAGTTGGCGCCAGGATAAATGGGGTCCACGTTGGAACTCTTGGTATCATAGGATGTTTTTCATTTTATCCGGGTAAAAACTTGGGGGCATTTGGTGATGCTGGTGCATGTATAACTAATAATATGAAATTATCAAAATCTATGAAACAGTATGCAAGTCTTGGAGCTCCTTCGCATAATAGATATGATCATGTGACAGATGGTATTAATAGTCGTATGGATTGTATCCAGGGATTAATATTATCTGAAAAGTTGAAACATATTGACAAGTGGACAGATGAACGTATACAGATTGCAAAGAGGTACGAGGTACTAGACATATTTCCAAAAAGAAGTACAATTGGAATAGATGTATATCATGTCATGTATATGCTTGTCCCTGATAGAGATTCTTTTATAAAATATATGAAAGAGAATGAAGTTGAGACTAATATACATTACCCAATACCTTTACCACGATTAGAATGTTTTAAAGAGTATTATAAATCTTGTCCAGTCTCAGATGTATTTTGTTCAAAATGTGTAAGTATACCACTGTTCCCAGGAATGACATTATGTTCCTTAAACTTTTTAAATATTCTTAGATTATTATCATAATGAGTTCCTTCACCGTTATTTTGAAACAATGCATCAGGTCCCATACCAAATGAATATTGACGAATCATTGAAAGATTTAATGAGTGACTAAAAAACATTTTTTTCTTAATTCCGTGTTTTTTAAACAAGTTTCCTATAATAACATCGTCATTGTATGTTAATGTATACAACTCTATAAACTCTGGTAAAATTTTCATTATCCAGTCTCTACAAAGTATAACACCTCCATAACTTTCGGTTACATCAACATCTTTATTATGTGAACGTATGTTATTCTTCATGGTGTACTCATCTATACAGAAACCTGATAGACACCAACAAGCTTTTTCAGATTCATATGCGTGAATAAGTTCAGTTGATAAGTTTAATGGATAATCTGTGTCATCATTTACAACAATTATAAGATCTGCATCAGATTTGAGAGATGGTGCTATATACATTGTTCCTGGTCCATAATCATCACATCTATTGATAATTACACGTTTATCTATTGTATACATTTCATCTGGGATGACAACTTTTGTATCCGGAAAACGATTATACTTTTTTGGAATATTTACCCAAATCTCATCTATTGATTTTTGATGTGTAAGCTTTTCAACAATTGTTGGTAATGTGTTGAATCTTGAAGGAATACTTGTTAAACTAATTATAGTCTTCATTCTAATACATCATCATAGGAAATCTTTAATAATCTGTTTAAGAGACTGTAACATTTCTTCAGTTACAAACTGACTATTACCTATATATATTCCATTAAAATTTAATATGTTTGCATTTGTGACATCACATGAATCTTTCCACTTTGATAGAAATGGATGAAGTAGTAAATTTCCAGCTACTATTGGACGGTGTTCAATCTTGAGAGTAGTAAATGCATTTTTAAGTTTTTTCATATCATCTGGGT